AAAAGGATGGAACGGTGCATCTGACCATCATTCCGGGTAAGGTAAAGACCATCAAACTTTGACGGATATTGAATTGTTTGGGTATGGAGTGGGTAAATTTCAGTATATCACGGGTATTTGATGAGGAGAGCAATTAGTGTAAAATAGTTTTTACGCCTTGATGTTATAATCTTTACATAAAAGAAAACAATTCTATCGTTGAAGCTCTTACGTGGGATACCGCTTTCAAGAACATAAACGAACCAAGCGGATGGGCCATGAAAGGGATACATGAAGAAGCCTACCAATAAATCCGGCATCAATTGACATAACAAAATCGGATAACTGAAAAATTATCCGCTTTTAGTTTCTTTATTTCGAAAGAAAGATATATATTTGCAACGCTTTTTCAGAAAAGCACCCGATATTGCAGAAAAAACAGTTGCCGAAATGGCTCAGTTGGTAGAGCAATTCATTCGTAATGAATAGGTCCCGGGTTCGAGTCCCGGTTTCGGCTCAAGGGGGGTCAAAATGCTCCCTTTTTTTATTTTACGCCAATAGGCTATAAATCAATATATTACAAACCTAATCGACTGATCTTCAACGTGTTTAAGTAATCTTACTGATGATTACTTCCGTTACTGTGCATTACTTATCATTACACTGTTGAACTATTTGTGATACCAATTTGTTCCTGGTATCACAGCTGGTATCACACTTGGTATCACATTTACCATAATTAACAAATTATAAACTAAAAAGAAACAGTATGGAAACATGGAAAATCAAGCCGGTATTCGACAGAAAAAAGAAAGCAACACCGGAGAAATCAGCTAAGGTTGAAATTGAAATTAAATTCTCACGTACAGAAAGGAAATGGATCTCAACAGACATTGAACTGTATTCAAACCAATGGGATGGAGAATTTGTGGTACGTCACGCTAAATTCAAACAATTAAATAAAGCAATAACCCAATATGTAAAAAAGTTTGATGATATTATCAAAAATATAAGAAAAGAAGGAAAAGACATCAATCTAAAAAACTTTAATATTTTTTATAACGAAAAACACGTAAAGTCTAAATCGTCATTTTTAGATTTCGCTTATGACGAGTTACAAAGAAGGGATCTTAAATGGTCAACCAAACGAGCGCACCTTATAGCACTGGAAGCTCTAAAACGCTCCGGAGTAATTAAAACATTTGACGATATCACTCCTGAAAATATAGCTTTATTTGACAGGTTTATAAGAAGAGAAGATCCAACAAGAGGACAGACAACAATACATGGATACCATAAGAGAATAAAACCTTATATTAATGAAGCGCTTCGGCTTGGACTTATCGAGGACACACCTTACAGGGTATTCAAAGATAAACATGGTAGATATAAAACAAGACAGCCTCTCACAATGGACGAACTGCAATCTATCCGCAATATAGAGTTGAATGATCGACAATTACAAAAAGTACGTGACCAGTTTATATTTCAATGCTATACCGGCTTATCATGGGTTGACTTATACATGTTTGATTATGACAGATGTACTGTAGAACATAACGGAGTTGCATATATAGACGGAGAACGTATCAAGACCGGAACCAAATTTTACACACCTATACTTACTCCAGCAATGGAAATATTAAAAAAATACGATTATAAATTTACAGTCCCTACTGTACAGTCATTTAACAGAAGCCTTAAAATCATAGCTGAACTTATCGGCTTAAAAAAGCCCTTAACCAGTCACATAGCCCGGCATACATTCGCTACCACTGTTGTTTTAGCAAATGACGTACCTATCGAAACGTTGTCTAAGATGCTAGGGCACACAAAGGTTTCAGTCACACAAGTTTATGCAAAAATTCTAAATAGTTCAGTAGAAAAACATGCGGAAAAATTAAACAGTATTATATAAATCCATCCGTTGTGCTTATGAGTTATCGCTTTTAGTTCATAGGCACAACGATATCACCCTTGCCAACACGACAAAGGGTATCAGTCTATAAATGAACCTCTCTATACGTTCCATCGCATCACAGCAAGTAAACGACAGAAATACCAGTGAGGCACATCATCAGCATGTTCAAGCAATATGTTCAACTTATCTTCTTCCATATTCTGTTAACATAAAAAAAGCGGTAAAACCCGTTGGGGATTACCGCTTAATGCTAAATAGTTACTTTATTTTGCGTTTTTGAATATTTAATTTTATCTTTGCGCCATGAAGATAGCCCTTGATACATTGAAAGGCTACGTTGACCGTAGCTCACTAGTGTAGATGTATGGGGGGTATCTTTTTTTGCACCTTTAGATTGCAGAACAAAACTACAATTCGAAAAAATTATTTATCAATCTTTTTCATTTCCTTTGCTGTCATTTTAAGAGCTTTTTTAATTATAGGCAATTCTTTTTCTTGTGGCAACTGTTCAGGTTTGCGCCCAGTATTTTGTTCTACTATATTTCGGACTTGTCTTCCAACAGTATAGTGTGTTTGTTCTAAATTAGCTTGTCCAGATATTTGTTTACTCTTTATAAGCTCTTCGGTTTGGGTAACACGGAATAGATTGGCAGCAAGTTCGGTACGGCTCATTCTGTCAAATAGCTTTCCTTTTTTAACGCCACGTTTCTTTTCAAGCTTCCACGATTCCATATTATACATACCCAGATAACCTGCATTTTGAAACTTTGCATAATCAGTAACATTTGCGGCTTTTGCTGTTGAAGCGAGAGATTTGTTTCCATCTGCAAGTTCTTCACGTATTAGCACGCGGTCTATTTCCTGATTGTTTTCAATGTATAATTCAAATTTTCGTGTTTGCTGTGCGAAATAAGCTTGCGCCAATGCTACTTCTGGCTTCTTTGGATCGCCATTCATAGCAGCAAGATAACACGCAAAACGTGTAAGTTTGAAGTCTTGGAACTCAACACCATTATTATTGCGTTTCACAGCTATTATATTTTCATAATGAGGAATGTTGAGCGAAACAAAAGCCTTTGTCGCGCGGTCAAGAACTTTACAAAATGCTTTCATATCATTATATCCAAGCATAACCATTACTTCTGAGGCCCACCAATAAACGATGCCGTTTTGGTTTTTAAAGTCTTCAAAAGAAAGAATCGCATTGTTGTTTTCTTGTTCCATTTCCATCTATAATTTAAAATTCGGCTCAAAGATAGAATAAAGTATTTGTTATTCCAATAATATCATATAATTAAGATATATAATTTTATTGGATTTATGTATATAATTTCACGACTATTTTGTAAAAACGGTAATTCCAACAAGTCAAAGAACGCTTCTGTTCGATTATTATTTTTCCATTCCCTTTCTGCAATGTTCACATAAGAACTTTTTGGCTACAGGGAACATCTTTTGACCGACATATCCACTGAGATATTGCGCTTCCTCTCCATAAGGATCAATCCCGAAAGCCTTGGAGATATGCCGGCACAAATGACCTTTTTCGTGGTCCCACGAATTTTGAAACTCTTCGGGGGTAGAGGTTAGTGAGATAACCATTACTGTCTCTCTTTTCCTGTAGTCCGAATAGGTTAGACCGGTATTCATTCTGCCTTCGGTCAGATTGCGATACGCACGCTTGAGGGAATCCCCCCTGCATCCTATACGGTACAGGTCCATAATAATCCGATCCGCCCAATAGGTGTGTACCGCATAATACACTTTGACGTGCCAGTCTCCATATTTCGGTATGTAGAACTCCTGAACAATCATATCACATCCGACCAGATTACAGGAATCCCTTTACCTATACAGGTGGCAAAGAACTCGTCAAACGCCCTGCAAGGATCGCCATCAATATCATCAAGGTAGCATTTTATATGCTTGCACAAGTGTGCCTCGTCAACCAATGATTTTTTATAGAAATCCGCTTTCAGCATGTTTGCGACATAAGCAACGTCATAACCCTTGTCGTGCTCAATGGTAATTCCGTTCGCTTTCAGCATATCGTCCACTTCATCTTTGCTCCACGGCTCCAGCTTTTTCTCTTTGCCCGTGGCTTCGTCTTTCACCTTCATTTTTGAAACGGCCCATTCATAAAGTTTCTTGCTGAAATGGAATCCATACGATTCCAAGTAAAGTTTCATTCCTGATGGGAATTTGCTATATGTATCCAATCTCTGTTCCATAACTTAACTTTAATTTAAAAAGAGGGGCATTCCACCCCTCCACCATTAATAAAACTCACCGTTGGCGCGTCTGCGTCTGCGTTCGCCCATGTCATCCATACGCGGATATTCAGGAAAGTATCCGGGGTATCTGCGTTCATCCATGCCGGATGAGCTTCCACCACCTGAATAACTTCTTCCGCCATCACGGAAACCCATTTCTCCGCGCATTTCTCTCATGGCTTTTTCGTAACCTTTGCGGCAGCCTTCCTTATAGGCTTCCTCCACCTCGTCACCTCTCATACCGAAGCCGCGTCCGTAATCGTCACGCCCTTCTTCTAATATTTCCCACATTCCCATAATCATTTCTTTGTTTTGGATGTTTCAACCACTCCGAGCTGTTCCATGAGCCGTTTGTTCAAATCCATAAGGTCAGACATATTCTTGCTCATTTCCGCCATTTGCCCTTTCAGAGAGGATATTTCCTGCTCCTGACGTTGTTTCTCGGCAAATTCAGGGTTCAAGAGCGTAAGCATCTTGTCACACCCTGCAATGACGGAATTGTGGAAGTCCATGCTGTTGATGATGTCTATGCTTTTCTGTTTCATAGAAGCGACCTCGTTATTCATAGCATCACGCGAGCATGACACTACGATATTCCCGTTCTGTCCGAAGTCGGCTATATCCATGCCGGCAGGAAGATTTTGGAATGTCGTGTTCTGCCCGTTGATGCAGACAACAACATCCACAACCATTTCCATTTGGGGCAACTGTCCCATAGGGGATGCCATAGGATATTTCGGCTTGGGAGCGGAAACGCTGACCACCGGACCGTATTCGATAAACGGGTTAGCATCCTTATGAAGTATATACAATTGGTTATTGGTACGAAGTGATTGAAACATGATTGTTTAATTTTAAGGAGTGTGGTTATTCCCATTTTGGGAACCACCACAAAACTCCATGTTAATTATTACTTGCTCCGTAAAGAAGCGGTTTCTACTGTAGGAGCCGGAGCCGTTGTCGGTCTGTACCCTCCATTAACAAGATACAATTCGTTGGTGTACTTGTTATAATGAATCTCATAGATGCCGGTTCCAGCCAAGTTTGCAACAGTCACAGGCTCATTGTTATAAGCCATCAACGGTCTTGTGTCCCCATTAGTTCCTATCAATATCGGAAGTGTAGCAGTCGTACCGGCAGGTATAGCTTGTCGGAGACTGATATAGAATCCCCCAACATAATCCCTGTTACGGAACGCATGGTTAGGGAGTTCAAGAGTAACATTCTCCGTACCGACTGTCACAGCCACCGTAGGAAGAGTATTGAAGTTTGCTCTTCCGATTGATGGGAATGGGAATCCTGTAAAAAAGTTAGGCCACATATCTACCTCCTTTCTTACCGGATTAACCCCAGTAGTTGTTGCAACCACATCCACTACGTCCGTATACAGCGTCACCCATATATGCACCGTAGGCGGCTGCACGGAAACAATCTGTATTAATAGCGGTTAAATTGGGGTATTGAACACTCACAGTATTGGGGAGCTTGCATTTGATTCCATCAACATCGCTTTGTAATGCCTGCAATCCGGCTGCCAAAGGAGCAATCTGTTGTCCTACTGCACTCAGGATAGTGGCGTTCTGATTACGCTGGGATATTTCGGCTGTTAAAGTAGCCTTTTCCGCAGTAAGAGATGCGATCTTGTCCTGCAATGCCTGATTTTGAATTGCATCAAGTTTGGCAAGGATAGCATTCGTGTTGGCAGTAGCACCGTCACGCAATGACAATGTGTTTTGGTTAGCAGTGTTGATTAATGCGTTAGTTTGGTTGCACATTGCAAGCTGACTCTCGTATCCTTGTGTGGTTACAAGCTGTTTCATATCGCAGCAACAGCTACAGATCTGAGATGTCAGAGCGTTGTTACCTTGCATAATCGCAGTCAGGATACTGTTGGTGTTCTGACCCATTTGGTTACCGAGACCGCAGATTGCCTGTGATACAGAGTTAATACCGGCAAGGATTTGGTCTGAAGAGGTGTTAACAGCTTGGGCTAATGATGCAATGTCCACACCGTTCCGGTTAAGTGTCTGCATGATCATTTCTCTTCCTTCATCGGCACCCTTATTGTTGTTGCCACCGAATCCAAAGTTTCCGTTACCGAAGATGGCTGCAATCACAATCAATGCAATGATGTCCTGAAAACCTCCATTGTTTCCGAAAAAGCCGCCGTTTCCATTTCCTCCCATCAGCCCCATCAGATAGCCTGTGTCAATTCCACGGCTCTGCAAGGACGGAAGAATGGACGCAAGCAGACCATTGTTTGCTCCGGTTCCACCGTCTTGGTTAAAAACATAAGTTCGTTCCATAAGTATTTGTATTTTGTATCCCGGTCAAAATCGACCGTTCACAAAAGTATATATATCATATCTCATGAGGAATCAGTTGTTTCCCAACAAATTCTTTATATTATCCCAATATATTCTCATCATTTTTTCACTTTTTAGACGTATATGAAAATTTGATATCATATAGTTCACTGAACGCTTAGTTTTATGAATGAGAGAAGAAATCTGAGATGGATAAAATCCTTTTTCGTATAGAATATATACAAGGATATATCTAGCGTTAACAATCTCTGTGACACGGTTGTCACTTACTATTAATTCGGTAGGTATTTCTGTTCCTTTAGAAACAAGAGCTATTATTTTGGCAAAAATTTCAGACTTACACATTGTGGTTTAAATTTTTGTTGTATTTTTGCCTTGCCAATCAAATACAATCATGACAAAAGCATACGTAGGAAATAAGTAAGGATATTACTACCCCTGACACTTACCTATGTATGCTTTTGTATGCTTTAAAGTTTGATTGGCGTTAAACTTCAAGTGTCGGGGGTTATTTTAATTCTGCCCCCTGAAAGAATTACTTTTATCAAATGAGTTTTTCTATTATATGCCACACTTCTACCTGTGGCGAATAATACTTGATGTTGCTATCTCATCTTTTTACCTCCTTTCTGTTGATTACCATATTCTATAACTTATTCCTGCGATAACCGCAGGAGAAAAGCCATCCTTACCAAATCCATAACCGGCTGTTATTCCCAGTCCCCATCTTCTGGGTTTTATCTTCACCGTGTGATGGATATCGTTTGTTACTGTCTGTGTTTTAGAGCAAACATAGATACTATCTAGGTTAGGTCTGTAACCACTCACATAAGCGATGTAATCACTATCTCTGTATATCTTCTGCTCAACAGGAAGAACAGTGTCTCCTACATGGATTGTATCACCATCATGCCAACACAGTATTGGAGAAGGAAGATAATATTTTACAGTATCTCTCTTTACAATGATACTTGTACTGAACACCGTATCCGTTCTTGCCTCTATAACTGCTTCGGGGGATGGCTTTACAAACCATCCTAAACCGAAAGCGAGTACAATTATTAATATATAAGGAAGCCATTTCATATTATTGTATTTAAATAAGTACCAATAGCAATGCTATCGTTATCGCAATCCATATATAGATCCTTTGTTTCATAAACTTAACACTTGTTTTCTATTGGCACCGTCAGCTCGATAACTGACGTGCACCCATGCAAAATTGCTTTCGTTAATCAATTGATCATAGGGCAGGTTCTTGCGGATATATTCAAACAACAACTTGTTTTGCTGACGGTCTCCAGTATCAATATCAGCAGCTTCCCCTTTCATGTGCTGCGAGGTCTTACTTCCCTTGACAGCTGCATTAAGTTTCGGGCAGCGATAACCACTGTTTACTGTTATAGGCTTTCCCCACCATGTGCGTAACGGGTCCAGTACGTTATCCACCAAGGCAGTCAGAGCAGTCACATGCTCCTGTCTGCATCTGTTGTTGATACCCAAGCGGTCAGCAGTCGTTGACTTGCAGAGTTCCGCAATTGTAAAATACTTCATTTCTTTTCCTCCTTCTTGTTTTCATTATCAAACAATATCTGAGCCATGATCTTGGCAATATCATCCTTGTTCTCGATAATCACACTCATTGTGTTTTCTGCCTTGCGCAACTCCGCTTTTTCCCATGATTTTTCACGAACTGATTTAAACTCACAGAAAATGCAGTACCCCGTCCAAATCATTGAAAAAATAGGGAAGGGGATAACTACGCAGCATAACAGGTCAATGAAGCACAATTCTATGAACGGGGTGAAATACTTCTTCGCTTTGACGGCTGTTTTCTTATACCCCGTGGATGTTCTTGCCTCTCCCCGTTGTTTGGCTTTCATAACTCCCGTAATAAGGTCCACTAACATCGCCCCCATTGTAGCCGCAATACACAAGGCTATAAGCACAATATGTATCATCATGTGCTCGTTGATAAAATTGTAGATTACATCTCTCATTGAAAGTAAGTTTTATATAATAGATTTTACATAGCTTGTAAATCCATATTTTTTTATTATATGTGACACATCCTCATTTGTAAGATTATAAAACTCACCTTTTATTTTTTTATCTGCAAATTTGAGATGAAGTTCTTTTTCTATGTTTTTATCAAGAACAGCCAATATAGATAGATATGGATTCCCACAAGATAATGTCTGAATACGAACGGATATATCTGAAGAAGAACCTATTTTTACAAGACCTGTATTCTTGTCTTTCATAAGATATGTACTTCTATTTTTACAATTTTTGGGAGGATTACTTAATACTTCTGCCATAGTTTTAAGTATCGCATAATGCAACATCTTACAATCTCCGAATAAGTAACTATTTACAACTACAGCTTTGTCAAAATTACCAAGGAGCGCATATTCTATTAATGAATCAGCTAATTCAAGTTGCGTTAATACGCTACCGTCAGCACAAATTATACATTTTGTGTAACAATCTTCATACAACTTTATACAATCTCCTAAATCAGGATACATTGTTTCAATAAAATCCTTTAGGCTATTGGTTAAAACTTGATCATTCTGACCTTTAAAAACTAAATCTGTCATATTACCTAATTTTATGTTAACTTTTAATTACCGTCAATTACACGTTTTGGATTACCCGATTTTCAAACTAACCTTTATTTTGTATGACAAAAAAAGAGCCTGCCACGGAAACTAATCCGCAACAAGCTCTTGGCTTTATCAAATATGTAGTATGTCTTTTCGTCATAATCAATGTGGCGTGCATCTTCACACGCTTCCACAAAGATAAATATTGCTTCTCTCTTTCGCAAATAAGAATACAAAAAAAGAACGACCGCTAGCAAAAAGCACAGCAGCCGTTCAATCCACGCCCTACTCTCTATCCCATTTTCCCAAGAAGACAATAGCAAAGATATCAAACAGGTTGTATCCACATGGAAAAAAGGTTAATAAAATATATGTTGTATAATCTGTTATTTTAATTTAGATTAAACAAAAATAATATTTAAATTGTTTGTTAATAAATAAATTAATTTGTTCCTTTGTAGCAGGCAATAGCCTTCATGGTGTGAAGTTACACCATACCCACTTTTAGAACGTGATCACTGTGGAGGCAATTGCTGTATTATAACGGCGGTTGCCTTTATTGTTGAACAATGAAACAATGGTTTAAGATACCTTCTTTAAAGAAGTCGAATAAGGATATGTATAGTGATGCTACTTATCATGGTAAAGATGATGGTGGTAATTTTATTTATGTTCCTAAATGGGTGGAAAATCTGTTTTCTGACAATAGAGGGAATATAGATTTTGACATGTCGACCGTTGAAGGGAAATCAAGAGCCTTACATGAATGTTGGCCGTTTGCAATGGTTCTAGATCATTGCGGAAGAATGATGCAGAATGGGCGGTATTATGTGACGGATATTAACGGAAACGAGAAGAGGAGTTTTAAAGACATTGTGACTCTTTTGAATCGTCCGAATGTGATACAGAGTGGGCGTTCTTTTATAAAGCAGATTGAGATATCTTTGAAGTGTTTCGGATTTTGCCCTGTCTATACACTAAGAGCTTTAAAGTCTGATCTCCCTAAATCCATGATGGTAATACCTCCCGAATTATTCTACATGGAATCATTCGGTAAGGGCCCGTTTACTCAAACAGAGCTTTCTTCAATTGCTAGTAAGGTATATATACGTTGGGGAAATGAGAATATAGAACTTGGTGATGAGGAGTATTTTGTCATATACGATTCGATAATGGATATTCCAAGTAATAATGGAGGGAGAATTACCTTCCACTCCCCTGTGGACGCATTATCTACTCATACTCGAAACTATATGGCTCAACTGATAGGGAGAGGAAACCTTATTGTTAATGGAGGACCTAAAGGGATACTATACGGGAATGATACGACTGACGTAGGGAATGCAGCTATTACTCCGTCTGAATCCAAGAAATTGCAGGATGATTTCAAAAGGAAATATGGTATAGTGCATAAGTTGTATGAAATCATGGTGACTCCTAAGAAACTAGGGTGGATTACATTGGGGTCAAATACAGACCAATTGAAGCTTCATGAGGAGGATAAGGCGTGTTTGGAAGCGATAGCTCAGACGATAGGCTTTGACCCCAATCTGATTATACAAGGAAGTACTTATGATAACTCTTCTCAAGCAAAGAAAGCGGCATATCAGGATCTTATTATCCCTGACAGTGAATCTATAACAGAGGTTCTGACTAATGCTATATGTAAGGACAGGGCAATAATCAAAATGGACTTCACTCATGTCCCTTGCCTTCAAAAGGATATGAAAGAATTGGCGGATGCCTTGTCTACAGCCTCTAATGCTGTAGCTTCATTGTATAACAATCGGCTGATTACTTTTGAAGAAGCAAGAACCGAAATGTCCAATTTTACAGATATTGATCCTGATAACCCTAAGGGAGAATTTAAAAGTGAAATAAATAATGATGGAGACAAGCAAATACAAGAACAGGTTGGGGAAGCAGTATAAATCCTTAGCTTTTTATGCAAAGGAGATACAATATGATTCTGGCAGTAGAACTATCAGTGGTTATGCTGCGGTTTTCAATAACATTGATAAGTCCGGTGACATGCTCCTGAAAGGTTGTTTTTCAAAAAGCATACAGGAGAGAGGCCCGGGAAGTTCTGCTAATGATAAGATTATCATGTTGTGGATGCATGACATGCATGAGCCTATAGGACGCATTACGCTTCTGCAAGAAGATGAGAAAGGGCTTTACTTTGAAGCGTCTATTGATGATGTGGAAAGAGGAAATCAAGCGTTGAAGCAGCTTGAAAGTGGCACTTTGAACCAGTTCTCTATAGGTTATAGTTATGTATGGGAAAAATGTGAATATGACAGGGAACGTGATTGCTTGGTTGTAAAGGAAGTCATTCTGTATGAGATATCCGTAGTGTCCATAGGATGTAACGGAGAAACTGAATATCTTGGTCTGAAATCGGCAGAAGAATATGAAAGTGCGTTGGAGTCACTTCCGGTTGAAATAAGTGATGTATGTAAAGGACTTCCGATAAGAAAGAGGGAGGAAATCCAAATGTTAGTAAGAAAAGCGATGTCACTCGCTCGATACAAGCCGGCAGACAAGCCACTTGATGAAGAGGGAGCCGATGAAAAAATAAAACTATTTACAAAACCTTTAAAACTTAAAGAAGCATGAAATTTGACTTTTTAAGCAAAATTGATTTGTCGGTAATGGATGAGGTTTCCGTGAAGTCATTACAGGCGTTGCAGGACGCAATAAACGCTACTGTAGGCGATTTCATGGACGATACTATCGACAAAAAAACTTTTGAGGATAAATTAAATGAGGTTTCTCAAAAGATAGATTCCGAAAAGGAATTGGATACAGTGCGTAAGGAACTTGGTGAGATGAAAGAGATAATCGTTCGCATGAAAGGTGCAATGCATAAGAATGAAGACGGGCAAATGGTGTTCAAGTCTGTAGACCAGCAGATTGAAGAGCAATTGAAGGATTTCATCACAGTAGGCAAGCACGGAGAGAAAACTGTGGACTTGAAAACGGCTTGTAAGCAGTCCCCCGGTTTTAAGAAAAGCCTTACGCTTATTATAAACAAGAAGGAGGTTGATCCCTTGAAGAGTACGGGTGTGGCACCACATTATAACATGACAATTGATAGTCAGTTATCTGTTGATCCACGTTCCCAGACTGTAATCCGTAAATTTGCCAATGTGGCAGCAATATCTACACGATCATTGACTTATGCGGAGTTCAATCCGGGTGAAGAAGAAGCCGAATGGGTTCCAGAAGGCGGTCTTAAGCCTATGATGAGCGGTACATTGGCAGAAGTTACTATCAATGCTGGCAAAGTGGCTCTTGGCACAAAAGTAACCGAAGAAACATTATCTGATTTGCCTCAGTTGGTTGCGGAGGTTAGGGCTGAGATTATCAATCGTATTGGTTTGAAAGAAGAAGAAGGTATTCTGTCTGGTACTGGTTCCGGCGGTCAGATTAAAGGGATTGGGAGTGATATACCTACATTCTCTTTGACAGCTCTGAAAGTAGAGAAACCCAACACTTATGATGTTATTGTTGGTATGTATACACAGATTGTATCAATGTCCAATATGGCTTATCGTCCAAACCTTGTGCTTATGCATCCTCTTGACTATGCACAGATGCAGTTGACTAAGGATGTTAATGGACAATATCTCCGTCCTTTCCGTATTGGTGATGAACTGATTCAAGGTTTGAAAGTGGAAACCAGCACTGCAATCAAACAAGGTGATATTTGGGTTGGCGATTTTAACTATCTTAACATCCGTGATGTATGGGTTCTTACCATTACACTTGGATGGGAAAATGATGATTTCACTAAAAATATGGTGACTATCCTTGGTGAAAAACGTCTTATGGTGTATATTAAAAAGCAATATAAAACTGCATTTGTCAAGGATAAGATTGCGACCGTTATTGAAGCTATAACCCCTGCCGGTATTGGCGGATAAATTTATTAAACATTATGAAAGTAAATTTGACTAAAACTTATGAGGTTGAGTTCGCAAAGGACGGGGCCGTTTATAAAAAAGGTGATAAAGTAAGTGTTAATATGTTACTTGCAGGTAAGTTCTTCCAAGATGGACGTGTTGCCACTGTTCCTTCGGAATTGATGGAAGACGCTAAGAAAATCGGTGCTGAAGATTTGTTCAATAAAAAGAAGAACCTCAAAGATATTGTGTAATGTTGGTGGATTATACTTTTTTCCAAGGTGGTATTCTTGATATCGAAGGTGCAGTATTGAATATACATACTCCTTCTGAGACTAATAAGGCAATTGTTGACAGCCTTCAAGGCTTTGTAATGCAATATGAGCCGGAATATTTAGAGAAGCTCCTAGGGGAAAAGTTGTATAAGGAATTCTCATCCTATATTTCCAACGATGGAAAAACTAAGGAAAAAAGATGGGATGATCTTATAGCGCATCTTGTCATGAAATATAGTGATGGCGATAGGGAGATTTCCAAATCCCCCATCGCCAACTATATATACTTCCATTACTTGAGACATAATCACACTCAGGCGACTATTACAGGAGTGAAGGCTGATGGAGATGATGGCCGTCTTGTAAGTCCCGAAAGGAAAATGATGTTTGCATGGAACGACATGGTAAGAATGAATATCAGACTTGTGAGATGGCTTCAAGGCAATAATGCGGACTATCCGGATATCGCCACCGATTTCGAATTGATGGAAACAATTAATTCCTTTGGGTTATGATAATTGATATAATATCAGATGTATGTGCTTCCTTGTCAAAAAGAATGGATCAACAGATAAATTACATATATGGTGACAGTTCTTATATAAGGGAAACACTTCTTCTTCTTGGGAAAAGCAGGGTGACAGCATCGGGAAAATTCCCAATGATAGGGCTGTATGTTCCCTTAGACGAGGAAAGGGATAGTGAGAATTATTTTTGTAAGGCATCTGTAAACATAATAATCGCTACCAATACACTGGAAAAGTATACAAATGAACAACGTCGTGAGATATCTTTTGAAGGTATTCTTCGACCTTTGTATTACGGATTCATAGAAGAGTTAAAAAAATGTGATAAATTTGATTTCGGTTACTCCGGTATTGTAAGCCATACATATTCAGAAAATTATAGTTTTGGAAGACGTGGCGCTGTTGATGTTGACGGTAAGGAAGTTGGCGAAAAGATAGATGCTATTGAAATAAAGAATTTGGATTTAACAGTTAAAAATCAGAATTGTTATGCGAACAGATATTAGAGAGTGCGGCAGCACGTCCGGATTTAATACTGGAATGAGTTACTGCCCCCTGCAACCGGACAAGGTCGCAGGTGTTATATTGGTCATTCATGGCAAAAAACTGCCCAAAGAATTGACTGCTGAGGCTTTGGAGGAAGCCTGTCATGCTGATTATCCGGACAGAATTTATCCTATTACAGGATTTTCGGAATACGCGGTAAGCGGCGGTGAACCCAATACAACAGAAAATGGTTATGCCGGGTCGGAAATAACGGGCTATTCGGCAAGGACGGATACATTCACGTTGCGTAAGTTTAATCTAGCTTTACAAGCTAATCTTGTAGCCAACAAGGATACATTGTTTGATATGTATGTTTTTGACAAGAATAATGTAATCTACGGAGAAGATGACGGGACAGATGAACTTGCGGGTTTTGCATTATCTGGTGTTTACCCTACAGGACAGGCTTATGATTCAAGCGGTCAGAAGGCTTATCTTGCGTTTAATGCGATGTATTCCGATACCGAGAAGATGATGAAAAACATGTCTGTAAAGCAAGCGGGTGTCAATTTGGAAAATGTTCTCAAGGGATTGAATTACGTTGAGTTTGTCAAAATGACATCTCCTGAAAATACATATAAGCTCGTGGATCATTATGACCGCACGGATCTTACTGCATATTATGGATCTATATTGTCTGAGAAGGCTTCAACGGTCGTTTCTGGTGCATCAGCACTGGAATACAGTAACGGTGTGCTTACAGCGACAGGAGGTGTGCCGGTGCTTAAATCTCCTTCTATTTTACAGGCTAATGGGGTCATTGGAATTGAACAATGGGTACAATGAGAATTAATGGAGTCACATTTATAGAGTCCGAGGTGGTCAAACTTTCATTGGATGAGTTTGTCGCTCAGAATATAGATGTATTCTGGAAGGACATTTCTAGAGAAAGGCGGAAATCAAGGCTGGTTTCCGTATATAATAGAATTATCAATAACAGTAATTTAGGAGGCGGGGGAGATTGATCCCCCGTTTTGCTATGACATTGGAGGAATACGCGAGATGTTGGAAGAAATTGGCTGATGGCATTCAGCCAATGATAAGGGATAAGATGGAAAGGGATGTTCCTCAGTTTGAGGAATATATACGAGAACAGCTATATAGTGGTGTTGATGGCGATGAAAGTCCTTTAATTCCCGGATATACAGAGGACCCATACTTTAAAAAAACTTATGGAGAGCATTGGAAGAAAAACGCCGAACGCTATAAAAATTGGAAGACAAAGATACAGAAACCGAAACCTTCATATCTGGGTTTTTCTGCAAGAGGGAACAATACTCCAAACCTTATCATACGTGGAGATTTTTATAGTTCCATCACGGCAATACCAATATCAAATGGTATAAGGATTGCCAGCTATGGCGTTTCTTTTGGTTCTGATATTGAGAAGAAATATGGTTATAAAATTTTCAAGGTAAGCTCCAAAGCAAGGAGGCATTATGTTACGTACAGGCTTATGCCCTCTATTGAGAAATTTATAAGGAGGTGCGAACTATGAAAAACTGCTTGTGCCAAGGAAATAAGTCAATGAGGGAGATGGAACATATGCGTTCAATTGCAGAGAAGGCTGCTGTTATGGATGAATGTGTTTATATATTATATAAGGTTGGAGATGTGTATAAGTTCTGTCGTGAAGGTGAAAACTGGTCGGGTGAGTTTGTTGAATTCATATTTCCGTAAAATGGTGATTTTTATCATTCTATTATTTTGGCGTTTCCCGTATTATTTATTAATTTAGCAACAGCGATAGATAGAGGTTTCGCATAGAAAGATATTATATATTCATTAAGAGTAATGGATATGATGCGGTGGCCGACTCCTCTATATCGGTTGCCGCATTTTTTATATCCCGTATTAAGATGTACGGAACATCTTGTGAACGAAAAGACATGAAAACGAACCAAATCATGATTCGCCCAATGGGTGAATTTAAAGTAATTCAGAGAACGAAAGATGCATTTTTCAACGCTACTGACTTACTAAATCAGTGGAATGGGTTTAGTGGGCAACAGAAACAAATGGTGCACTATACCGATAATTCTTCGACAAAAGAGTTTATAAAAGCTTTAATATCAGAGGAAATGTTTAAAGAACGTAATTCCGTTCTTATACAATCAAGAGGAAAGAATGGTGGAACATGGATGCATCCGTTACTTTTTATTGATTTCGCAATGTGGATCAACCCAACTTTCAAAGTGAAAGTTCTCAAATTTGTTTATGATGAAATGATTAAATTCCGCAATCTTGCCGGTGATGCGTATCCTAGAATGTGTACGGCTGTTTCTTCCATTCTTCCCGAACATGTCTTTAAACAAAAAGTCAAGGACTTAGCCAAGTCTCTAAACATCATAGTCTATGGTAAACATGAATCAGAAATGCGTAATAAAATTGGTGATGAAGCTAAAATCAGAGAATTGTATGAACTGGAATTACAGATAGCTCAATGGATAGATTTAGGCTTTATCAAAGACTATAACAGCCTTAAATCTACATTGACTAAGTTGTATTACCGGAAATATCCTAATGTTCTCCCAATGTAAATATTGATTTTCCTCAAATGTCTTGTGCGAAAAGATATTTATTTTTTAATTGAAAAACAAAACTATCATTTATGTTATAATTTAGATTTTGTCTAAATTGTAGTATAAAAATACCATATCATTAATTACTGTGTGTTACTCTGCATTACTGTACATTACGGTCTATTTTAGATTGTTTTGTGCTGATTTATAATGTGTTGTATAATGTAAAAACATCATTTACCTTTGTAGCCGTTGCAAGTAGAGAGGCAACAGACACATGATTAAACAATCGCTCAAACGTGAGCCTTCTTTATATTTGGAAATCCGTTGCCTCTCTACTTTAGCAACGGATTTTTTCTTTCCTATAAGTCAGATTAAATCCACAATCGGTTCTATCAGTGCCCACCGAGCGGAACTTTGGATTAAACCAATGACAGCCGTGAGATAAAAAGGCTCTTCTGTTTTATACTGTATGTCTTTTATTGGCAAGACCTGCTCTGTTCCCATCACCTAACAACAGGCGCCCAAGCGTTGTATTACGATAACCAATAAGAGATGAAGCAAAGATGTTGGAGAAGCATCCAGTATTAAAGCAACAAAATGAATAATTGAAGTTTAACAATGTTCATCCGCCTCCTAATAATTATCTTGGGAGAAAGGGTGAGGTATAAAATTAACCAATATGACAGAACTCGTATTCAAAGGTCAGAATGACCAAGTTTTAACTAACAGCCTATTGGTGGCTGAAAAGTTTGGAAAAGAACATAAGCATGTCTTAGATGCTATAAGAGAGCTTATACAGGGGTGTGCCGAAACTTCGGCTGACCCTATGTTTGTTGAAGCTATAACGAATAATAAGAGCGAACTTTAATATTATTATATGGATAATTCGATTAAGATATTTAAGAATGATGTATTTGGCGAAGTACGAGTAGCTGGAACAAGTGAAGAACCGCTTTTCTGCTTAGCTGATGTTTGCAATGCAGTTGAGTTGAGTAATCCTTCATCAGTAAAAACAAGATTAAACGATGAAGATTTGCAACTGCTTGATTTACACGCCCTAAATCCTGATTTATACGTGAATGGGAATTCATTTGCTACGTTTATAACAGAATCAGCCTTCTATGACGTTCTTCTTTTTAGTTCTAGCAAGAAAGTAAAACCCTATAGAAGATGGGTTACACATGAAATATTGCCCTCCATTCGTAAGTACGGTGCGTATATGACGTCCGATACTATAGAAAAGGCTCTTACATCTCCCGACTTTCTGATTCAACTTGCTACTACTCTGAAAGAAGAAAAACAGAAACGGATTGAAGCAGAAAAGAAGGTGGAAGAACAAGCCCCAAAAGTTCTGTTTGCTGATGCTGTAATAGGAAGTCGTTCTTCATGTCTTATAGGTGAACTGGCTAAGATAATATCTCAAAATGGATTCCATGTTGGGCAGAACAGACTGTTTGAGTGGCTTCGCAATAATCATTATTTAGGGAGTGTTGGTGAACGTAGAAATATACCTAATCAGCAATATGTTGAACAAGGTCTGTTTGAATTGAAGAAAGGCACACGATCCGGCAATGATGGAGTGTTGCGTACTACTATAACAACCAAAGTTACCGGGAAAGGCCAAGCCTACTTCATAAACGGTTTCCTGACTGGTAAGTTCATCATTTAACCGATTGTATCACTAAATCAAAGAACGAATTATGAAAAATATATTTTCATTATTTGTTTGTTTGAAAAAATGTTGTACCTTTGTAGTGCTACAGTTTTATTATCATATTCGGATTGGGGATTTTTTATGCCCGATATTAAAGTATTGCTTAAAATATAAGCAGAGGTTTCTCCGTACATATTCGCCCCAAAGCCGATATGGAACTGTAGCAAGTTGGAGAAATTCTCTGCTTTCTTTATTTATTAACTTTTAATTTTCATTGTTTATGCTACAGTTGAATGAAAATTACTCAAACAGCAATAGCGTTGCTGTGTTAGGTACGGCAAGCCCTTCCGACATGGGGCAAATATTCTCTTATAATGGGAATAGTGTAAGAATGCGCAAAATGAATGGGTATATTTTTGTATGCCTTACCGACTTTGCAAAACCATTCCCCGACAAGAACCTTTCTCACATTGTAAACTCAAAGGAGTTAACCGATTATGTAGCCCGAATGAGCGAAATACAAAATTGTAGTTCGGCTGATTTACTGCAAGTTACAAAGGGAGGAGATGTGTCACAACAAGGCACATGGGCGCATCACCGTGTTGCAATCCGTGTCGCTCAAAAGTTATCCACTGACTTTGCTATTTGGGTTGATAATAAGATAGAGGAGTTATTAATTACTGGAAGTGCATCACTTCAACCCAAACTCCCAAATTTTAATAATCCTGCCGAAGCCGCCCGTGCATGGGCGGACCAATACGAGAAAAATCAAACTCTTGCATTGGAAGTGGAGAAAAAGGAACAGGAGAAGCAGTCTATCATAGAAGAAACGGTAGATAAAGCCTTCAAAAAAATATTGTTTTCGTTTGGTAGCTTAAGGAATTGTTGTACCTTTGCAGTGCTACAAGTTGATAGAATTATCTATCTCGCAGAGCAAGCGGTTAAGTTGCTCATATTTTATATGGGTATTTTTTATGCTCATACTTTAGGATATTGGCGGTTGCCTATACGTAAGTTATTGTGTGCTCTTCGGGGTAGACTATCAACTTGTAGCAGCGTATATGGTAACCGCTTTTTGTTTGCCTATTGCCTTCATAAATAACTTTTAAATGCTACAAGTTATGACAGATTTAATTTTATACAAAGAAACGATGAGTTCACTTGAAATAGCTGAACTCACTGGAAAGCGACATGATGCTATCTTACGTGACATCAGAAACTTACTTAATCAAGGAGTAAACGCCCACAATTTTGTGGAGGTTGAATACACCGATAAAAAGGGTGAGAAAAGACCTTGTTATGAACTTACAAAGAAAGGTTGCCTAATCCTTGCCAGCGGATACGATGCAAAACTCAGGGAAAAGATTATAGATCGTTGGGAAGAATTGGAAAGGGACAAACAAAACGGGAATTTTCAAACTCCTAGCACCTACATTGAAGCATTGGAGGCTTTGGTAGCTTCTGAAAAGGAGAAAGAACGGATGCGTATTGAATCGGAGCAACAGAAAAAGCAAATCGAACAGAAAGATGCTAAGATAGAGAAGCCCCAGCCCAAAGCTGACTTTGCCGACAAAGCCTTTGCGATGGAAGGCAAATGTGATATAGGACAGGCTGCCAAGATACTCGGCTTACCATTCGGACGAAATACCTTGTTCAAGAAGCTTCGTGAAGCAGGAGTATTCTTTGCTAACAGGAATGAGCCAAAACAGAAATATATTGATGCAGGCTACTTTGAGATGAAAGAAAAGCCTATCCCAAGAGATAATCATCCGGGCTTTGTCGTGATGGTTGTGCTATGCACACAGAAAGGGCTTGCATACATCAATTACCTGTTTGGTGGCAAACGTTCTGACGGAAAATTGATGAAAATAGCCTAATTTAAATCTTACATATTAATCAAGTCTTTCCCACCTTATTTTACGAGGTGGGCAGACTCTTTACATCCGTTAACGTTGCGATTCGCAACATAACCCGAAAAGACTATGAAAACAATAGATAAACTTGAAATTATACTTCAAAAAATGAAAGAACAAAATAATAGACTTGAACGGATATACGGCAAGCATCTCAAACTGATTGTATGCACTGGGAAAAGAAGTGTGAAGGTGAAATTTAAACATGAAGATTGAAATGCTATGTTTGTAATTTATTTAGACAGTATTCTAAATTGTAAACAAATATGTCGTAATGTTTTGATTTGATTTTAAAAGTATATTACTTTGCTGAAAATAACCAAATTATTATAACTATATGAAAAAAGTATTATTTTTAATGATTGTTTCATTATTCAGTATGAATCTGAGTGCTCAAGTAATGAGAGCGGAAGAATTAGAAAAATATGCAAAGGAAAATTATGGTGATAAGTGGGTGGATGCGGCTGAAAATTTAGGTTCTTCATTGGTATTGGATAAGAATCAGAGTTTGACCTATGAGCAGATAATTAATTGTGGGGAACAGACTAAAGAGCAGTTATATATTACTTTAAACCATTGGTTTGCGGAATCTTTTAACGATGCGAACTCAGTAATTAAATTGAATGATAAGGATGCGGGAGTAATTATTGCTAAAGGATTTGTAGGAGGAATCGCTCAACATATTGGAGGAATGACAGCTTATAATGTTAACATCCACCCTGTTATAAAAGTTGATATTAAAGATAAAAAAATTCGTGTTACATATACGCTTCAATATTATGAGGTTGAGCAGAACATCGGAGGCGGATGGATGGGGGCTTTTTCTGCTGGTACAACAGGACAGCCTGCGGACACGACAAAGAAAACAGAAAAATGGGGTATAGAAACATGTTATCCTTTCAGCCCCAAAGATCAGCATAAGGCAAAGAAAACATCGTCTAAAGCATTGATTATGGCTCATGCATATTCCAATGTTATTATGGATAAAATAGAAGAAGCTGTGAAGAATGGTCTTGTGGGCAATGAAAATGATGATTGGTAATTTAAATAAATTATTTTTCACGGGGAGAAGTTTTTGCTTCTCCCTTTTTTATTTCCTCACCTTCATAATATCAATAAAATCACTATCTTTGCTCTTAGAAAGTGCATGAAGTCATGCACTACCCAAAACTTACGAAAAGACCATGGCAGGAGCAGAATTTAAAATTACTGATGCGATTGATCCTAACATCGTTAAGAAGTTAAATGAGATAAGGATTAATATTCAAACCACATCTTCCGAATATGCGAATTTCACAAAACAATTAAGTGATGGTATAAATTTTAAGCCGGGTAATCTAAGAGAATACCAGTCTAAAGTTGACAGTTATAATGCTACAATTACCAAATTATATGCTTCTCAAAATAGGTTGTCTGAATTACAGGCTAGTCAATTAAAGTTATTGACCGATATTTCCCGTAAGATAGAGCTTCTTACCAAGCCATTGAATACATTAGCAGACAAAATAACGGAAGTAAAAGTAAATTTGAGAGGTGCTTCCGAAGATCTGAAAAACGTGTCACAAGATGCGGAAAATGCTTCTGTTTCATTTCAAGAAGCATCTAAGAAAATATCCATGACTGCTGCTGATTTTGATTCAATCCGTCAGACGGTAAAGGCTTTTGATACACAAGCCTCCGAATTGAACAGTAGGTTAAGTGATAACAAAGAAACAATTTCAGCCTTAAGAACATCTCTGAGGGAATTATCAAAGGAGTATAAGAAAGGTGCTATCAGCGAAGAGGAATACAAGTCCAAAAGAGATGCTACGGTATCCCAGTTACGCATGCTGACAGAGCAGAATAAACAGTATTCGGCGATATTGAGAAATCATACGCAGGTAGCGATTGCCACAGCAGGAAGCTATAACGAGATGAAGGCTTCAATGCTTCAGTTGGAAAAGGAATATTATAACCTTTCACAAGCTGCACGCGAGGGAGCAAAAGGTATGGATATCTTGAACAATATCGGCAAGTTGAATCAACAATTAAAGGATATAGATGCACAGATGGGCAATTACCAACGTAATGTGGGTAATTATGCTTCGGGTTGGAATGGTCTTAATGTTTCCATACAACAGATTGCGAGAGAACTTCCGGCTTTGTCTGTTAGTGCCAATACTTTCTTTCTTGCCATATCCAATAACCTTCCTATATTTATTGATGAGTTAAAGAAAGCAAGGGGGGAATATGAACTTCTTAAGAAATCGGGGCAGACTGCTACACCTGTATTTAAACAGGTATTGAGTTCCCTTCTTAGTTGGCAGACGGCTTTAGTTGTTGGGATAACTCTTTTATCGAGTTATGGAGGTGAGATAACCAAATGGGTGGGTAGCCTGTTTGATGCGAGAAAAGAAATTGATTATCTAAAACAGCTTCAGGAGGATTTGAATAAAGCTCAAAAAGAAGGTGTGAAAAATGCCCAAGATGAAGCTGTTAAATTGGATATATTATATAGGGCTGCTGTCAATTTGAATAAACCTATGGGAGAGCGGAAAAAAGCCGTTGAGGAACTGAAGAAGCAATATCCTTCATACTTTAAAAATATAAGTGATGAAAACATTCTTGCAGGTAAAGCGGCTGATAGTTATCAAAGGTTATCTAATGCCATATTAGCTTCGGCTAAAGCTAGAGCTGTGCAAGATCGGCTTGTAGAACAGGCTAAACAAAAATTAGACTTGGAAGATCAGTTGGCAGAAAAAGAAGAAAAACGTGCGAAACTTGAATCTGCTAGAGATCAGATGAAAGCACAATATGAATCCAGTCAAGGGGCAGCTATGGATACAGCTAGAGACATGTATGGGAAGTTAAACAAGCAGGTTGAAGACTTGGATAAAGAAATAGGTTCTTTATTAAATCAGCTATATCAAGTAGATAAGGCTAGTAGAGATATGGCAAATTCTATTAACATTGGAGATGTTACATTTAATCCTCATTCTGCCGATAAAGCATCGGATGATTTAGCGCAATACATGGAGAATCTTAGGAATAAAATGGCTGACTTGTCCGTTTCTCTCATTAAAGATGAGCATGAACGTAGTCTTGCTGCCATAGAGAAAGAATATAAAGACCAGATAGCAGCTGTAAAGGGATATTCTGAGGAAGAGAACAAACTTCGGGAAATGTTGGGGCAAGAGAGAATGCAGAAGATAGCGAAAGAGAATGAGGAATATGCTAAGAAGTTGGCAGAGGCTGAGAAAAAAAGGATCGAGGAAAAGAAAAAGTATACTGATGAGATGCTCAGACTGGAAGAGGAACAATCATCTCTCCGTATAGCAGCTACAAGTACTGGATATAAGGAACTTGAAAACATTATAACAGAAAATTATTCAAAAGGGCTGCTATCGCGAAAAGAATACGATGAAGCCATGCGTGAACTGGAGCGGAAAGCCGCAAACGAGCAATTACAGATACAGATAGATGCTGCTGAAAAAATGATTGAGATAGCGGAAGCATCGGGCGTGGTAAGCAAGCAACAAATTGAAATGCTGAGAGAATCCATAAAGGCTATGGAAGCAGAGATAGGTTCTATAAATGCGGATGATCAGTTGAAAAAAGCGGAAGAGCAACAGGATATCACACGAAGGAATTTTGAAGTGTTGAAAGGTTATTCTTCTGCATTGAAAGATCTTGCATCGGATATCGATAGCCCGTTTGCCGGTATATTTGATGGGATGGATAAGGGATTCAGTATTATGTCTGATAAGATATCGGGTGTTTGGAAAGAACTTACAGACGGTGAGAAGATGGAAAGAACTACCGAGATGTGGGCTTCTATGGTTAGTGGAATTGGTGAAATGATATCATCCATTTATGATCGCCAGATTGAAGCTATTGAGGCTGAACAGGAAGCGAATGAGAAAGCAGGTGAAGAGGAAATTTCCCGTATAGAGGCTTTAGAAGAAAGAGGTGCTATAACAACTGAAGAAGCCGAAGCGCGTAAACGTGCGGCGGAAGATAAAACGGCACAAAAGAATGCCGAATTGGAGAAGAAAAAAGCTGCATTAAGAACAAAACAGGCAAAGTTTGAGAAAGCTACCAGTATAGCTGAGGCGGCTATACAGATAGCAGGTGGTATTTTGCAGACGATAAAACAATTGGGCTTCCCTGCTGCAATACCTATGATAGCTGCTCTAGGTGCTATGGGAGCGATACAGCTTGCTACTATTATAGCGACTCCTATTCCGAAGTATGCCAAGGGTACTGATTCGCATAAAGGCGGATTGGCTGTAGTGGGTGATGGTGGTGTCCCTGAAACAATCGTTACTGAAAAAGGAGCGTATATTACTCCGTCTGTCCCTACTTTGGTTGACATCCCTAAAGGTGCGAAGGTTATACCTTATGCAGTGGATATGGACAGGATAAAGGCTCATGCAAATGATTTTGATGGTCTTATGGCATATAGAAGCGAAAACGATCTTCCTCCTGTATCAATAGTTAATGATTATAGTGAACTGGAGAAAAAGATAGGGCATCTGGAAAAATCACAGCAGATAGGATTTGCAAAATTAGCCAAGGCGATAAGAGAAAACAATTATCAGCAATTTTCAAAAAGTATCTGATTATGAGGTATACAAGTGACATATATGAACTTCCCTTGTCCGTTTTTATAGAGATTTATACCAATGATAGCAATACTATTGAATTTGACGGTGAGGACAAAGGGGCTGTATCGGCAAAAATTATCAATGACTATGTAGAAATTGTCGGGAGCAAACAGTTGTTCTCTGAGATATTGAATTGTAATGAGCGTATGAATCTTGCAATGACTGTGGAGTGCATGAAGGCATGTGAGAACATGATGAAGTTGAAAATGTATGATGAGGTGCGTGATATTCTGATGAAGATAGGTTATTCGTGTAAAAAAGGTGATGTAATGGCTATGAATGCTAGAATATCCGCATTAAATTCCCGTGCACAATATGATTTGGATAAGATAAGTAAGGAAAAGAATGAGGAACTGAAGGAGAAGCCTACAAAACGTGGATTTATAAATGAAGTTGTCGCTATTGGGAAGTATAATAAGATGTATATCAATCCGAAAGAATGGACCGCCGGATCTTATGCCTGTCTTGTAAGGCAGACATGTGACGAAATCGATGGGTTGAATCGTAAAACGAAATAATTATGTATTATCGATGTGAGTTACTTATAAATGGTCTGAAGTACAGGGTTACTGATGATCTTGAAAATTGGGACGAGGTGAAGGCTAGTTTCAAGAGAAATGACTATGACGGTGTTATCCGTACATTTTCCAACAAATTTTCTTTTGCTGGGGATGCTAGAAAATTGCTGTTAAAACAATATGATGAAGATTATTTGAATGCTTCTGCCTCAATAATAATAAGTACAAGAAATAACAGTTGGTTGTATAATGAACGGTTTAGTTGCGCTCTCAATTTTTCTACATTGCAGGATAATGGTCGTATCTTACAGATAAATGCCGTGGATGATAGCGTGGCGTCCATGATAAAGTCAAAAAAAGGAACTCAATATGAATATTCGGTCGAAGAGGTGAAAAGCCCCATTCCTCTTGTTTATGACGGACTTGAACTTTCAGAATCAGCAAAATGGATTCCTACAGGTGATACATTGGAAGACGATGACACTCTTATTAATGTTTATTTCAGCAAGAAAATGTCACCAATGCCAATATATATAACTGCCAGTGATTCCTTAATAAAGGGGTCTCTTGAATTTAATGATCAAACAGTAGGTGGTGATGATGTATATTCGATAAAGGCTCTGAAATCAATTAGGATAAATATAGAGTTTAATATTGATATGTTTGTGTTTAGGAAATATCAGTCTGGTGCTTTGGGATATGATGTAAGAGGTGTGAGGCTCCAGATTATGAAGATAAGTAATGAGATTGATAGTAATGGGGAAGCGGTGACTACGGAAACGGTGATAGGAAGTTTTGAACTTACGACAGAATCAGAAACGCCAGTGGAAAAGAAGGTTTCGGAATCGTACAATATAAGTCTTTTGCATAATGATAAAATAATAGTGAGAGCTATGTATGTCAATGAGAAAGAAGAGATTGTACCTGTATTGCCGGATTTGCCATACAAAGTCTCAACATCAAGTTATTTTAAAGCATCATGGAAAAATCGAATAAACCCTGTTGAGATGGATGTTATAAAGCCCGATACATTGCTGAACAGATTGCTTAAAAGTATTAATGGAGAGAAAGATGGTTTGACTGGAGTGATTGAGGGGACAGGAGATAGAAGGCTTGATAATTGTATGCTCTTGGCGGCTGAATCAGCCCGTAAGATTCCTGGAGCCAAAATATATACATCCTTCACCAAATTTGCAAACTGGATGAGTTATGTGTTTGGTTATGCTTACGACATATCCGGGAATACAGTAACTTTTCGGCATAGAAGCAAATACTTCTCGGATGATGTTGTCAAAAGGATAGATGATTTATCTGATTATGAGATGAAGGTTAATTCTGCATTGGTGTATTCTCGGATACGGATAGGCTTTGACAAACAGGATTACGACACGGCTAATGGAAAGGATGAGTTCCGTTTTACGAATGAATATACCACAGGCGTGACCATGACGGACAATAGCCTTGAAATGATATCTCCATACCGTGCGGACGCATACGGCATAGAGTTCCTTGCTGACAAGATAGGTGAAGATACTACAGACAACGAAAGTGACACTGATTTATTTATGGTAGGGGTAAAATCTGATTCGTCTGGACTTAAGTATATATTGAACAGGGATTATCTTATGGGTGGCGTTCTCAGCCCTGACACAATGTTCAATGCCATGTTTTCCCCTTCTTCTATGGTTTTGGCCAATGAAGCATACATCGGCTCATCTGTTGAGATGCTTACTTTTGCGTCATCAGATGGTAATAGTGATGTGGGTATTGATGGAATGGGGGAAAGTAGGGATATAATTCTTTCAAAAAGGATGTTTACTGTGGCGGAAGTAGAATTTGAAACTTCGGATGTAGAGCTTCCGGAAGATCTTACAGGAATTGTTGAATTTGAACATCAAGGCAAGGTTATACAGGGATATTATCAGCAGGCTGATTACAATTTCACAAAATCACAAAGTTCAAAGGTAACTTTGATTGTGAAAAATTCTAATTCTTTATAAAGATTCAATTTTTAATTATTATATTTGCAATGAAAGCTTGTGAAGTCTCAAGCTGCTAGAAACTAACGAAAAGACCATGATATCAATCGGAGATGTTTGCCCGTTATTCTTCAAACCGCTGAAATATAAATATTCAAATGCAGGATGTTTCAGACAAGTATTTTCCTTGTCAGACAACATTTTGCTGCAAATTTTCTGCGATAATGGCGAAATACCTTTGGCCTTTTTGAATGATAAGATTGGCAATATCTCCTCGTCAATAGCACTGCTCACTTATGATGTTAATGAAAGCGTTAAGATGTATTATGCCTCATTATCTCCTTCGGAGGGGATATATACAGTAACTATAGGCGATAAGGAATGTGAGGAATTCTGTGTGTGTGAGAATATAGGTGATTCTATATTGATTGAATATTCCCATAAGGATAATAATTCTGCATTTGATAATATATTCTGGATTGATGATGTTCAGCAGATGTTTCAGTTCAGAATAATAGGAGGATTCAAACCGGATGGGGTAGATTTAAAAGTTGAGAACGAACAGTTCGTGAACCAGAAGCAGGAGATAATAGAAATGTATTCTCTTCCTTATAAGACATTTGATTTTGTATTTGGGACAAGTCGTGGTGTTCCGTATTATATAGCGGAGTTCATAAATAAGTTACTTTGCCTTTCTCACGTTAACATAGACGGTAATTTGTATGTACGGGAAGGGGATTCTGTCCCGGAAAAGCTGGATACAATAGGTAAAAAACAGATGTTTATATATAAAGTGACTTTACGCCCTAGAGAAAACGATATTGCTGGGATCGGAGGCAAAACTGAGATCGCAACTTCTTCTTCAGGTATAGCATTTTTGCTAACTAATCCTGAAGAGGACGATGTGTTAAAATACAAGAAGGCGCAAGCTGCTTTTGTTAATGAAAATTATGTGTAATCATGGCTAGAAATCATCCTATAAAGATATTGTGGTACGGTTCGGAAACGGATGCAGAAGGAAATCCGATTATACCGAAAATATCCCCATCATTTGAAAAGCGATTGGAAGGGTTGAATGAGGGTGAGATATACATACATAATGATGATAAGAATCCTTCTATTTACATAAGGACCAATAAAGACCGGGTTGTTGCCATATCGGGAAGTGCAAATATAGAGGAACTTTCCAAATACTTCCTTCGTAAAGATAAAGAAGATATCGCTAATGAGCTGATCACTTTTTTAAAAGGTCTTTTGATAGGTAAGAACGGTAGTGGAATTACTGTACTTGAGAACGGTATGTCACAGGCTGTTGTTGATTATCTGTATGTCAAGGTCAAAGCCGTTTTTGACGAGCTTGAAGTAAAGAAGAAGACGTATGTAGGTGGCGAGCAGGTGATTTCCCATGCAGGCATGAAATGCAACCGTGTGGATGAGTTGGATGATGTCTACCGTTGTTATTTCAAGGAAGAGGAAGACGGAATTGAGATAGAGAACCAGTTTACTCCGGGATCTCTCGCCATCGCACAGGAGTGCAATATCAAGACAGGCATTTCGCATCATGTCGGCAACCGCTATTACTGGCGGTTGGTCACAGCAGTAGGTGAGAATTATATAGACCTGTCCAAGACCGTGTGTGATCCTAATGTCGAGAACGATGTTCCGGTGGCAGGTGATGATATCGTGGGATTGGGCCATAAGACTGATATCACCAGACAGGCGGCGATAATTCTCTCTTCGGTGAACGAAGTTTCTCCGTCCATCATCATGTATCAGGGTATTAATGATTTTACCTTGACCGGGAAAGATGTCATTTCTTTTGATTTTGACAGGTCTACCGGCAAGGCCCGGATGAAGGTGTACGGAGATACGTACATTGGTGACAAGGACCGGACCACTTACATGGAATACACTCAGGATAAAGGTGTTGATATCAAGGGTATGTTCCATATCGAGCAGGGTTCCACCGGATGGAAGAATATGGAAGGCTTGCCGGATGAGATACAGGCGGCGGCTGATCTTGCCCAAGAGGCTAAGGATGCGATAGACAATGCGGCTGTCGGAAGTGTCAATCTGTTGCGTAATTCCGGGTTTACCGGAGATTATGAAACAGAGGACCTGTCTGCCGCTACCGAGCTATCGGCGGATACCGAACTTTTTAGCAAGCAACTGGAATATTGGACGGGTGTGGCTACCGTATCTGCGGACAGTGATGCCGGCTCCGGGTACTCTGCTGCAATCGGTAGTTTGTCCCAGTCCGTATCATTGATTAAAGGAGAAAGTTATGTTATCAGTTATAAAGCAAAGGGTACGTCTGTGTCTGTTTCGTGCGGTTCTTTTAGTGTTTCTCAGCCTCTCACATCCTCTTATCAGAGATATACCCATAAGATCACCTTCAATGGCAGTGGTATATTTCTTGTCAGTGGTACCGCAACCGTTTGTGACCTTCAGTTAGAGCGTGGAACCATCGCTACTGACTGGAAGCCTTCAATTCTTGACAATGACAAGGCAACAGCCGGTTTCCAGTCAATCAATTATATCGCCAGTGCGATCAAGGATGGATCTGTGGATATTCTTGGTGGTCTGATATTGGCCAATATGATCCAACTGGGTAATTACAAGAATGGCAAGTTACAGAAGGTCACAGCCGGAGTTAGCGGCATATACAATGACGATGATGATGTGGCGTTTTGGGCAGGAGGAAAACTTGAACAGGCAATTCTGACCGTAATGAGGTTCCGTAATGATCCTGATTACCGGCCTACGGATGAAGAATGGGCGAACATGGCGAACTTCGTTGCCACTCATGGCGGTGATGTGTTCTTAAGAGGATATATCTATGCTTTGGGCGGATATTTCCGGGGGGAAGTCAATGCGGAAAGCGGAATCTTTAAAAATGTAAAGTCACCTAACGGAAATTTTAAGATTGATAAGGAAGGCAATATCTGGATAAAAGGAGAGGGAGAGTTTAGTGGTACTGTCAATGTCATATCATCCAATGGTTACAAGATCGTAATATCCCCTGAGGATGAGTATTCCGTACCGTCTATCAGAATGTATGATTATAATGAAGAAGAACTGTTCAGTATCTCCCTACAGTACGGGCTTGGAGGGATGATTCCCAGTATTTCCATGTTCGATCCTTCTAGCAGTGATAGATTATATTTCCGCCCGGATAGTATGGTCGCGGAGCAAAAAGGAAGTGACGGTTATATATATCAGACCCAGATAATGGGAGGACGCATAATTATGGTTAAAGGTTCTGAGATTGTATGGGATCAGAACATGTTGCCCAAATAAAGTGAAGTGATATGGAACTGAATACTATTAACAAAACGGGAACTTGGAGTGAGGCGGCAGACCGTCTTAACAACAACTTTAGCAAGACTTCTACCGAAGTGGAGAAGGTCAAGCAGAACGGTATCCGCAACAAGGGGTTGTTCTCTACTCTTGAATCACTGGAAGAGGCTGTTCCATCTCCTGTTGTAGGTGACTGGGCTGTTGTGGGTGACACCATACCGGGTCCTATATATGAATGCAAAACAAAGGGAAAATGGAGTCCTACAGGCACGACAGGAGGTGGCGGAAGTGTTGACTTATCCAGCTACCTGACAGCCGAGGAAATAGACGATGTAACATCAATATTATAGTTATGAGAATTAATTATCAGTCCGATTTTAAGATCATAGAGAAGAACTTGAACGGGGATGTGAATACTCCTTTCCGGTTCACTTACCGCACAGTCCTGTCGGGGTGTGTCGTTGCGGAGTTTGACGGGCACGGGTACAAGAACTGCCGCAGGCTTGATGATGGTGGTCTGTTGGTCATTTTTGACAGGCATGGACTACGTCCCGGTGCTCTGTCGGTCAAACGGGAATACTTCATTTCTGATTCTGACTTTAGAGATGGCATCTGCAACCTTGTATCTATTGAAGATACAGGGATTGTGCTGACTACCGGGAAGACGGATGAGAGCACAGCGGAGATCATGCCCTATCCGGATTATGCCGCATACAATGCGGTGCAGAGCGTATCTCTGTCAGATAAGGAGTATGATGATGTGCTGAGTGATTTTAAGATTAATAAATAATTACATAAAATAACAACGTCCCAAGTTCCGGCGGAACTTAGGCTAAAAATAAGATACATTATGGCAAAAATGCAT